AATGCAGAAATTTCAAGATTACCTCGTAGAGGACAAAAATACACATCTTGAACATCTGGAAGACGAGATAATTAATAATGGAACTAAAGGTGCTAAAACCGCAATTGAATTTCTAAAGTCTATTATACTAATTCAGATATATCTAGAAATCACGGTGGTGCGTTAGCAGATAAACTAAAAGAATGTTTAAAGCACTTACCTTCTCTAGGTATCAAAGGCATTTTACAAGGCGATTTACTCTTTACAAGTGGTGATAAAAAGACTGCCACAGTAGATGGTACAAAGTCAATCGTATTTACACCAAACACTATATCATATGCTGTACCTGTTGTTAAGACAGGATTGTTTGGTAGTTCTCTTTACAATAATATTGATAAAGCAAAAGTTGGTATTATATTTCATACATCATATTCAGGTAGTACAATCGCAGGATTAAAAGCAGCCTTTGGTGCAAGTGTAAGTTCATTAAAGAAAAATAAAAATGTATTCTTTGATGACGCTAATTACAAACAAGCTGGTGTTGCATTTGATGACGCTGAAGAAAAGGCATTTGATAATATAATCAGAATGGCAGAGGGTTCTGCTTACAAAGCAGGTAAGTTTATTGACTTACTCAAAAAAGATCAAGGACCATTATCTCTAGGCATTCAACTAAAAACATTTTTCAATACTTACATAAGACAAGGCACAGCAATTACAAATACATCTAAGTTAGCAAATAATTTTGAAGTATATTTTAGAGGTAGAATTAAAAAAGAAATAGATAGTAAGAAAACACCAGCAGCAAAACAAAAGTATGAAGAAATACTAAACGCTGGTATCAAAATATTAAGACCAAACAAAGATGGTCTCTACTTTGCTATTGCAACATATATAACATTTCAATCAGCGAAAGCTGTATTATTAAGAAAATTAAATCAGATACAAAGTATCGGTTCATTTTTAAGAACTAAAGATGGATACAAAGTTACAAATCCTGAAGGATATGTAGCAATCAAAGGATCTGGTGCTGTTAAACTTGTTGATAGATTAGAGTTCAGTAGAGCAAACTTTAACATGGCAAAAGATTGGGTAAAAGGATGATAGATTCATTTAGAACATTTATTACAGCCGCACAAAAAACAAAGAAGTGTCCAGAGGGATATAGATTTGATAAAAGATTACAAGTTTGTGTGCCTATTGGAGTAAGTAGATATTATCCTTACTATGGTGCAAGAAGTAACGGAGATCAACAAACTGATACATCTAACGACAACAATCAGAACGGTAATGGATCTAATGGTAATAATCAAAATGGTAATGGTCAAAGTGGTGGTAATGGTAGTAATAATACAGGCAACGGAAATGGTGGTAACGGATCATGAAAAGTTTTAATCAATTTAAAGAATCAATCATTGATATACCTAGACGCACATATGCGCCTGGTGTTTTTGATGATGAAGATACAGACAATCCTAAAATAAAAGATAGTGTTTTAAGAATGATTACAAAACAGTTTCAAGAATTTGAGACTGAATATCCTATACTTAAATATTCTCTAATAGGTTCTATACTTACAAAAAGATATCGTAATGACGCTGATTTAGATATTAATGTTTTGTTTGATGTGCCAGAAGAAAAAAGAGAAGAAGAAAGATTACGACTATCTAAAAAATATCTATCATCTAAAAATCCTGATAACATACAAGGTAAACTAATACCAGGCACAAGACATCCTGTCAATTATTATTTTATTACAGATGAAGAAACTTATGACGATCAAAATAAAAAAGCAGACGCTGTATTTGATATCAAAGGTCAGTCATTCGTAAAACGACCAGAAGATTTTGAGTTCAATCCTAACTTATATATGAGAGACTTTCAAAGACAAGTTGACAAGATTGATATACTTAAAGGTGAATTGAAAAGAGATATTATAGATTATGATGAATTGACAGAATTAAAACCTGGTGAGATAAAAGATTTAGAAAAAAGAACAAGCAACAAACTTGGTGAGATAGAAAAGAGCATACAAGACCTAACAAACATAGGTGATAAAATTGATACTGAAAGAAGAGCTGCATTTGACACAGATATGACACCAGATGAAATCAAAACTTACAGTATTAAGAACAGATTACCTGCAAATGTAATCTATAAAATGTTAGAAAAGTATCACTATCTTAAACTATTGAAAAAATGTAAAAAGATTTTAGACGATGGTGAAGTTACAGATGATGAAATAGATTCGTTAAAATATGTTGATGACGCCCAAAGCGAAGCGAGGGCGGTTGGTGAGGCATTAAACAAAGACAGCACCTTGGTATTCGCCTTTGGAAGGTTCAACCCTCCTACCATAGGCCACGCTAAACTTATGAGTAAGGTGATAACTGAAGCACGAGGCAATCGGGCAAATCATGTTGTCTATGCTAGTGCCTCTACCGACAGTAGAAAAAATCCATTAGATGTAAATACAAAAGTTCGTTTTATGAAAAAGATGTTTCCACAAAATAACATCAAAGCTGCAGGCGGCAATCAAAGAACATTCATGGAGATATTAAAGTTCATGGATCGTATGTATGGTAATATTGTCATGATTGCAGGTAGTGATAGAGTTCGTGAGTTTCAAACACTTGCAGACAAATACAATGGTAGAGATTATAATTACAAGTCAATCAAACTAGTATCATCAGGAGAAAGAGATCCTGACGCTGAAGGTGTTACAGGTATGTCTGCTTCTAAGATGAGAGAAATGGCAAAGAGAAACGATTATAGAAGTTTTAAACAAGGTGTGCCTAACTTATCAGATTCAGATAGTAAACAATTATTTGACGCTGTTAAAAAAGGTATGGGTATCAAAGAAGGTATCGAGAGTTTTACTAACTTTTTAAATAATGATTTACGAGAAGAATATCATCAAGAAAAAATATTCAATGTCGGTGATATGGTAGAACATTTAGATGGCACAATGGGTATGATCGTAAGACGAGGCTCTAATTATGTGTCAATGGAAACTGATGATGGTCTTATTAAGAAGGCATGGTTGTATGATGTGCAATCACTAGAAGAAGGACCTAGAATACCTAGAAAGAAAGGTCAACCTGCAGGTTCAGATAAACACTCTGATTTATATACGGATGAAAATCCAAAAGGCACAATCAAAGGTTTAGGGTTTAAAGATGTAGAAACTGCAAAAGTGAGTGTAGCAAAAATCAAATCATCTGGTAAAACTCATGCACATAAGATACAGGCTGCGATTGCAATGGAACAAAGAGCAAGAGTTATGGGTAAAAAGGCAGAAGCCGCAGTATATCGTAAGTATATCAATCAAATGAAAGAGAAAACTAAGAGAATGAACAAAGAGGAAAGATTACTTGATGTTCTAGAAAAAGAGTTAAATGTAAAAGAATCTTACGAAATAGGCACAGATGAGTATGCTCAACACACAATGAAAATGACGCCAGGTCAACCTGTGCAGAATTTTAGAAAGATTACAGACAAAATTACCGATAAGGATCTTGAAAAATTTAAGAATGAAGATGAAACAATAGATAAATATAAGAAAAGATTTAAAGAAAACTGGAAAGTCGAACTAGACAAAGCAGTTGAAAGAATGAAGGAACAACTATAATGTATAGAAAAAGAATGAGAGAAGCCTTAGCAGAAGCAAGAGCATATAGAGATCCTCTTGAAGAAGCAAAACTGCCAAGACAACTAAAAGATAAGAACAAAGAAGCGATGGTTGCTAAAGGTGGAAAAACTATTGTTATAGATAAATCAGACTTACCAGTTTACATAGCAAAAGGTTGGCAACTTGCTGAAGAAACAATTAATGAAATGAATGCTGTTAATTATGCAAGAAAATTATCTTCTTATGCTGTTAAAAGAGGTGGTATTGATAAAACTTCTTTTATGAAAATTGCAAACAGTATGGCAAATGCAAACAATGATACAGATATTAAAAGAATTGGCAAACAAGTTGATGATATGGATACAGAACCAAGAGATTTAGTTAAAGGTTCTATTGCAATACATATGGGACCAAAGACATTCGAAAAAATGTTTGGTGATCGTTTAACTGCAAGTGATATAAAACAGTATAGAAGAATGACACCAAGTGACCTGGCAGAAGAAACAATTACAGAATTTAAAAGAATGAGTGTCTTTATACCAGACCCATTTAAAAGAGCAGCTGCAATAAGAGATATATCAAGATTTGGTGGTGGAACAGGTTTTAAAATTGATGTAGGTAGTAAAACAATTAAAGTAGATGGTAAAGGTAAAGACTTAAATAAATTTGCTATAGATTTAAAAAACTTCTACGGTGCTCAAATAAAAGCAGAATCAGTAGAATTAGAAGAAACATTTACTAAAAAAGATTTCAAAGACAACGAAAGAGATAACGAACACGGATTAAATGCAAAAAAAGTTGTAGATATGTTTGGCACAGGAGCAGAAAAAATGAAGATTGACGCTATAAATGCAAGACACAATATGAGAGGTTCTATTTCTAGGGAAGATCAAAGAACAAGAGATGCTATAGTAAACAAATATTATTCGAGGTTAAAATAATACCATGAGTATAAAGTTTTCAGATTTAAAAGAATTTACAGTAGCTCAACTAAAGAAGTTACAAAAAGAATACGAACCTTTACGAGGTAAAACTATATCAATACCTAATGCAAATAAATTAAGTGCTATGATGGATAGACTATCAAAAATGCAACTTAAAGTATTAGCTGCAGCAGATATACCATTCGTAACAACTAGTGCTATATCTAAACTTGTCATGAAACATGGAATGAAATTTACAGATTTTACTGCTAAACAACTAAACATGAGTGAGGCAGATGAGTTACAAACTGAGGCTTGTTGGACTGGTTATAAACAAGTAGGATTAAAAAAGAAAGGCAATAAAATGGTACCTAATTGTGTGCCAGAAAGTGTGGTTAAAGAAATGTTTGGAGACATAATAAACGAAATAAATGATTTAAGAGGATCTTTTTCAAATGCTCAATTAGAGAGAATGAAACAAGAATGGAAAAATAAACCTGCTTCTGCTTTAACACAAGGCGTTAAGCAAATGATTATGAACATGGACTCACCAACGAGAGCTGCACTAGAAAACGCAAAAATTAATCACATATCAAAATTTGCTGGCTCTACATTTGAACAAAAAGAAAGTGTTGATCCATCTTGTAAGATTTGTGAAGGCGAAGCTTGTCAATGTGCTCAAGGCGAAGATTTAAACGAAGCAAAAAATCTGAATGATCTTAAAAGGATGTTAGATAAAACTACTCTATTAACACCTAAAGAAAAGAAAGATATTCAATCTTTAGAAAAGTCTATGGGTTCAAAGGGTTATCAGAAAGTATTAAAACAAATGTTTTCAGAAGATATACAAGAAGGTATGGTCAAAAGAGTAATGCAGACTATACATGATAAACTTTCAAAAGAAGGTGGCGCTGCTGGATTTGATGATTTAGCAAAAGAAGTAAAAAAAGAATTTGGTATTACTATCACTAAAGACACTCTGAAAAATATGCCTGGTGTCAAACAACACAGAGATGGTGATTACATATTAGAAGCAGACTTATCAAAATCGCAAGTTAAAATGGTTCATAAGGCTGCAGACAAAATGTCAAAGAAAGACTTTGTACAAAGATATGGTAAAGACGGTGATAGTGTTAGATATGCAACAGCAACTAACATGGTCAAAAAGAAACTTGGTATTGCAGAAATGACTAAGGAAAAAATCAATAAGGGAGAAAATAAAATGCAAGAACAATCTTATAAAGACAAGTTCAACGCTACCATGAAAGACTTTGGGATTAAATCCCTTGGCGATCTGAAATCTGATGACGAGAAGAAAAAGTTTTTCAAAGCAGTTGACGCTAAACATGACGCAAAAGACGAAATGAAAAAAATGAATGCTATGAAAATGAAAGAAGATGAAGTAGCACCAGAACCTATGAAAAAATTAAATGTAGGCGATAAAAAAGAAATGAAAAAAATGAAAGAAGAAGCAGAACCATTAACAAGAGACACTATGTCTTTGGCTGATAAAGATCCAATCAATGCTATGAAAATGAATGCTATGAAAATGCCTATCAGATCCATGAAAATGAATGCTATGAAAGATATGGATAGCAAAGATGAAATGATGAAAAAAGAGATGATGAAAAAAGAAATGATGAAGAAGATGGAAATGATGAAGGCTGAAACAGATCCAGAAAAGATGGAGATGATGAAGAAAGAAATCATGACAAACATGAAGAACATGGATTCTATGGACAAAGAAGAAATGATGAAGAAAATGGAAATGGCCATGAAAGAATATGGCACCATGATGGCGATGAAAATGAAAGAAGGATTTGCTTCTGACGCTCAAAGAAGGGCTGCGTTTGCAAGTGGTTACAAAGAAAAAGGCAAAGACAAAAAAGAGATGATGTCAAAAATGAATGCCATGAAAAAGATGAATTCCATGAAGAAAATGAATGCTAACGTAAACATTGACAAAGATGAAATGAAAAAGATGAATGCTATGAAGATGAAAGAAGCTTTAGGGCAAGAACCTATGAAGAAAATGGATTCTAAAGGCACAGAGGGTGGCGCTAAAACAGACGCTGATATGTCAAAAGTAAAAGACAAACAAAAACCTTTGATGGCGATGATGAAAAAAGAAAAGTATTTACCACTTAAAGCAGGTAGTATTCAGGCAGTAGTTGCTGAAATGCAAATGAAAGAACAAGAACTAGTTGAAGTAAAAGGTAATGAACTTGAAAAAATGATACAAGACTATTTAAGAAAAGGCGGAACAATTAAAAAACTTCCACCTGCATTAGCAAAAGGCATGAAACCATCTGAAATGAAACCACATGAGATTGGTAAAATGGGTATAATCAAGTCTATGAAAATGAAAGAAGTAAGAGAGTTTGTTGACACTTATAATAAACACTTCTTATTAAACTACAAAGCAGAAGAACTTATTAATGAAGTACAATAAAACATTCGCTGAAGCTCTTAGACAAGTTAGAGAAGATGGACATACTGATGTAGCATCAGCTATTAGATCGTGTAAAACGACAATAGAAGACGCTGGTCAAATGCTATCTAAACTACAAGGTATGAATCCTGAAGGTGATTTACCAAGTTGGTGGATGAAAAAGATTGCTGTTGCTTCTGATAGTATGAATAAACTAAGAGATTATCTTTTAGTGCCTTCAACAAATGAACAAAAAGAAGAACCTAAAGCAGAACCTAAAGAAGATAAATCTGCAGGTGAAATACAAACTCTTAAAAATAAGATTCAACAATTAGAACTTGAACTTAAAATAGAAAAAGATAAAACTGTTAAACCTGAACCTAATCCTGATACAGGTGAAGTGCCATTAAGAACTGGACTTGCACAAGCACTCTTAGATAAAAAAGATAAGAATAAACCAGAACTGAAGTCAACAGACAAAAAGAAATTAAAAATGAGTTTAGGTAAATCTAAAGTAGATGTAAATCCTGATGTAGAATTAGGTATATACTCTGGTGGTCAAAAAACACCTAACGGAAATCTACATTAAAGGATAGATCTCCATGAGAGATTACAAAGAATTTTACAGAGAAGCGAAAGGCGATATGCCTCGTATCTATGTTGATATGGATGGAGTGTTATGTGATTTTGTCCTAGCTGCAAAAAGAGCTACAGGACAAGACTGGACAGGTTTACGATCTGGTCAAGATTGGGAATCCATAAGAAACACTAAGAATTTTTGGGCAAATATGCCTTGGACTAGAGATGGTAAACAACTCTGGTCTTATCTCAAACAGTATAATCCTCATATTCTATCAGCATTTAGTCCAGATGATCCGAACTGTAAACCAGGAAAGATGAGATGGTTAAGAAAAGAAGTAGGATATACGCAAAATTTTATGATAAACATTGTGAGGCGTAGAGAAAAGAAAGACTTTGCTATGAAAGGTAGTGATGTGGGTAAGAAACCTGCAATTTTAATTGATGACTATCCTAAAAATGTAACACAATTTAGGGCAGCTGGGGGTATAGGAATATTACATACGAGTACTTCATCTACTATAAATCGGTTGAAGAAGATTGGTTTTTGATAAATAGTAGCAGTTAATTAACAAAAGAAACTAACTTATTAATAAGGAGAGATAATATGCCTTTATGGGGAAATTCAGATGCCGTTGAAGCGAAACCTAAACACTTCACGGATGCTGAAAAATTAAATGTTTACGCAACTGAAAAAGGTTGGGTAAAGAAAATTACAGGAACTGGTGGACGTGCTGGTCGAATACAAGAAGAAGTTATTGTAGCGATTGGCGATTTAAATACCTCTCTAAACCTTGCAGACATTACAGCTATTGATTGGAACATTGATAGTTTTGATAAGTCTGATGGTGGAACACTAAGCGTAACAGTTACTTTCAACGAAGAAGTTGAAGTTGCTACCGACGGTGGTACACCACATCTTGCTGTTACAAATGGTAACCAAGGTTCAGGTTCAGGTCGTGGTCCACACAATCTATTATACGCAAGTGGTTCTGGCACAAACAGACTTACATTTGAACTTGCAATTGCAGCTGCTAATGCGGCAACAAATGCTTCAGATGTACTTTCAATCGCTGCTAACGCAGTCGCTTTGAATAGTGGAACTATCAATGAGAAAGCAACTGAAAAATTTGTTTTAGAAGAAGGAACAAATTCTGGAAGTGCTGACGAGTTCATAGAACTAGAGGGTGCTACTGCTGGTCGTATCATGCAAGAACAAAATACTGCTTCTACAATTACTAGTGCAACCGCTATCGGAACTGCTGCTGGTACAATTACTGTAGCTGCGTAATAAAAGTATTATAAATATTCGTATAGGGCATTAGTGCCCTATGCAATTGATCCCTTACGAGATAATATCAATGTATGGGCTAACATTCCCCGAATACATAAGGGGTTTAAATATGGAGAAAAAATAAAATGGCTGATAAGAAAATCACGGCATTAACTTCATTAGGTACAGCAACTGCAAGAGAAGATTTACTTCACTTAGTTGATGATCCTTCTGGAACGCCGATTAACAAAAAAGTGACTATTGGTGAAATGGAAAATGCTCTAAGAGCACCTGTTATCAATGGTGACGCTGCATTAACTGTTACCGAAGCATTACACGGTGGAAGAATGGTATTCCAATCTAATGTTTCTGCTGACAGAATTATTACACTACCAACACCAAAAGCTGGTTTAACTTTTAGATTTGCTTCGCACAATCTAACAGCAGCTGATGGACATGATGTTCGTTTCCAAATTTCTGGTGGCGGAACAGGATTGTTTTTCCAAGGTGGTTTAACATTCCTAGATACAGATAACGAAGTTGCTGGAGTATTTACTGACAATAACAGTAACGACTTCTTAAATGTCAAAGTTCCTGCACACTATGATATAACTTTCGTTGGACACTCGGCAACATTATACCTAGTGACTGGTACTGTTACTTCTGCTGAAATACCTACATTCACGGACGCTGCTGACTAGTAGTTAATAGAATAGTAGTGTTTATACTACCGTG